ATGGAAACACTTACAAGCATTTTTATACACATTATGATGATTGGTATTCCAGCATTGGTTTTGATATTGTGTATATGTGGAATTATATGCACGTCTCTCGTGTATGCTTCGCTTTATATTAAGGTGAGTATATACACAATGCTGGGTGTTCTTGCGATGATTTCTGCGATGCTCTGTGGTGTGTATGCACTGGAATTGCTGCTATGAGTGAATACAACCAAATACTCATCAAGAAACGTGAGAACCAAAAAATTGCGAACACCCTTGAAGGGATTGTGGATGAACTACGCAGAAAGCAATTCAACGTTGGTTTGGCATGGAGTGCAGGTCAAGGCCCGGATAAGTATAGTTCTGATATGAAAATTTATTCAGAAATCCATGAGTTAGAAACCCTTATAGAGAAACTACGAATATAGGAGTAGGAATATGTCCAAGAGACTTACAAAACGAGATAAGATTAACCGAGCGAAAGAGTCAGCCCCTGACGTTCCCCCGATTACCTGTCCGAAGATAGATTTTGTGATTGACATATTAGATGAGTTGTCCATAGGCAATCATCATGATTTGGCCATGGCACAAGTGGAACTGATTAAGAACACTATGGAGTACATTCGATTTTCTAACGACGCTTTACGAGAGTCCAGTCTTTATTGGTATTTGCGTTATAAAGAAACAGTATGAAAGAAAATTCGTTAAGTGAGAAAATATTTTTTGTATTGATTGTGTTACTGTTGGGATTGATATTATATCAGTGTTAATTTTATGAAGTATGAAGAATGGTATGCGCCGGGATACGGAACAGAGAAGGTTGGTCCGTTTCTAGAAAGTCTTGTACATCTTGCAAGGCCTCAACGCATTCTCGAAATCGGTATGGGTTACACCACACCGTTTCTTATGAATGGCTTGAAGGAAATGATATCAGGTACAGTCTGGGATGGCAATTGCGATCCTGAATACCTGAAGAAACCGTTTGACCCCAAATTTGTGGTGGTAGATAATTGCAGTATGGATCAAGAGTCTAGTACCATGCGAAAGGACGTTCTGAATCGAGAGGAATTGGTGAAGTTTGTTGAAGGTGATTTTCGAGACCCAACTGTCATGGAACGTATTCGAGAGTCAGGACCATATGACCTTGTATGGTTTGACTGTGGTGGACCCGAAGAGTATCACTTCTTTGTGCACAACTATTGGGGTATGGTAAAGGAGTATGCATTGTTTCACTTCACATATTTTCGTGGTAAACCAAATGCGAACCACGAGATTTTGTCTAATGCTCTGACGTCACCCCACAACATCGAGGATGCAGGTGATTTTACTTATACTTATCGTATGGATATTGTAGAGCCACACAAGATACGACAGGGTAGTATTACGATGTTTCGAAGAACAGAAGTAGGAGGGTGTTTATTTTGAACAACTTTGTGAGACAATACCCCTGACAAGAGAACAGATATGATGAAAAATTATAAGTTGGTTTTTATAGTACTGAGTGTAGCAATATTAGTAATTGGAATAATGCATATGGATGATCCTGATATTTGTTCATTCAGTGTTTTTATTGATTGTAATATAGAGGAATAATGATGAACTGTGAGATTAAAACAATTTATGATAATGGTGATGAACATACTTCTTGTATGAACATTGATGATATTGAGCAACTTAAAGTTCGAGTGACAAACGGATTGCATTTGCTCTTAGGCCTTGATGAGTATTGGCATGAGCAGTCTGGTAGTGTTTCATCTATAGGTCGAAGTTGGAAAGAGATTACTATTCGACGAGAGGATGAACAATGAAAATTGGTGACATGGTTTCGTATGTGAACGTCTTCGATGAGAAACGTACAGGTAAGATTCTCAGCGTAGACTCGGACAAATACGATGAGGTGAAGTTGATATGGAGCAGGACCATGCGGCGACATTATCCTTATTACTGGTCAAAGAAAACCAAGTCTTATCGACCCGTAAAGGAAAAGAATATTGACAACATATACATTGAGGTCGAGGGCAGAGAGCACTCAGACTTTCTATACATTCGGGAGTACATTCATGGAGGATTCGACTAAATGAAACTACGAGACACACGCCCTTGGGCTCCGATATACCATGCAGATCCGGCCCGCCCAGGCCTTTCGAGTAATAAACCTATGTTCTATTTGGCAAAGGACAAGAAACTATTGAAACGTAGTTTGTCATCTTTGCTCAATGAACATCGTGACATACAGAATATGTTTAGGCCCCGCAAGAATTCTGGTGTAAGAGGTATGCCCAAGTGTATACACAATCGTCTCAAACGATTGGAATCAATGATTGAACACAAGGGTAAACTCTTGGCTGAAGCTATCGCAGAGAAGAATGATGAGCAATCTCAGTAAACTTGCGTCGGCGATGAAGCCGTCAACGATGCTGGACCGAAACAAATTTTCAAAAGAGTTTCGAGAAAGGTATCCTGTCATACAAGAAAATTTTCTGGATGTCTCCGGCAAGCAAAATTGGCATCCAGCAGATTCGGCTCTTAACTTCACTTTAAATGATAGATTAGAAACACAGATTCGTGATATAGGTGATCAACAATTTAGAAAAACTAACGTTAAAGCACATATGACAAGTTGGTTTCTGCAAGAACATAGTGATGAGTTCAGATGGATAAACAAACAAGCAATCGAACTTGCTAAGAAACACAATCCTCATGAAGTTGAAATATATGTGTGGGATTGTTGGGGTGCTATTTATAATAAAGGCAATTATACAATAAAACATAATCACTGGCCGCACCTATGGAGTTTTGTATACTACGTTCGGTGTCCAGAAAATTGTGCACCTTTTGTTCTCGATGGAATGGTTAATCAATCTGGTAGAATGGGGAATCATTTTTACCCATCAGATGGAGACATAATAATGTTCCCCGGTTGGGTAAATCACTCTGTACCAAAACACGAGAGTTCAGATGATAGAATTGTTGTTGCTGGAAATCTAAGTTGGAATCTTCCTAAAGGCCAACGAAACGATATATAGAATCCTTTATAAGTCCTTATAAATATTAAAAGAAGTATAAGGATTATGAATGACCAACGTAAATTATATGGGCAAAGACGGATTCGTATGGTTCGTCGGCGTCGTTGAAGATAGAAATGATCCACAACAACTCGGTAGAGTTCGAGTTCGTTGTTTAGGATTTCATACAAATGATTTAATACAATTACCCACTGCTGACCTGCCGTGGGCTCATGTTATGCATCCCGTGACTGACCCATCCATACATGGTATGGGCACGACTCCTTCTTTTCTTCTTGAAGGTACATGGGTTATTGGATTTTTCCGTGATTCAATGGAAAAACAGCAACCTGTTATCATGGGTTCTCTTCCTGGCGTACCACAGAAACCCGCTGACCCTCGTGTTGGATTTAATGACCCAAGAAATAAAAGTTCAACACAGACAGACTCTCAAGGAAAACCAGTATACGCAGGGGCTACGGCTCTCTTGGCATCAGACCCAGAGGTTGATGCGTCCGACGGCCGCACACCGAAGGAAAAAGCCGATGTTGTAAGACCATTTCATATGGGTGATGTGGGAGCTAGAGATACCGAGAGACCGTATCCTGACGCAGAAGACTCTGTTGGTGGTGGTCACCCCGGCAGGGGTGGCACCGACCCTTCTCTTCCAAGTGGTGGGCCGTTTGATGATCCTAATGTGGGTGAAGTAAGTCAAATAACTATAGCGCAAGCGGCACGAGACGCTCAGAAAATTTCTGCTACTGATACCTTTGTTCCTAGCTCACCGGGTTCAGACCCAACACAACAGCACATCGAAGGCGGAGTACCACGAACAGCTGGTTATGCATTAGACCCCGATGCAGGAAGAGTATCGATCCCCGGCGGAGTACCACGAACAGCTGGTTATGCATTAGACCCCGATGCAGGAAGAGTATCGATCCCCCCTGTTGTCGGTGGTACGAATCCAGTAGCACCCATACCACGCAGAAAACCATCAGTTATATCAACAGAAGATCCAATACTAACAGAAGATGATTCTACTAAAGTAGAAGATGTCCTTGTTGGTACTGCTGCAAAATCTGACAAACCATCTGGGGCGGCAGAGTTGTTAAATACGTCAAGTCAAGACGATCCTTTTCGTCGTTATATTAGACAACAAGAGGGTTTGAGTTTAACAGCTTACCCAGACCCAAAGGGACAAACAGACAATTACTCAATAGGTTATGGTCATTACGGTGCCGATGTAAAAGAGGGAATGGTAATAGACGAGACCAAGGCCGAGGAATTACTTACTGAAGATATCACGTCTCATCGTGCAAAGGCACAAAGATATGTTGATCAACGTTTTGGTGATGACACTTGGAATTCGTTGGATTCAGATCAACAACATATGCTGACTGATATGGCATATACGCCGGGTATTACATTGTTTCCTAAATTTACAGAAGCTGTTGTAGAAGGCAATTGGACAGGAAATGAACTATCGGCAGACAATCAATATCTGCGATATTTTACCGATTACACAAAGACCCCACCTGTCAAGAAGGAGTTGGGATTTCGTAATGAAACTTTCTATGACCTTTTTGTAAAACCTAGAGTGGATGAATCAAAACTTCAAACACTAGAGACAGCTAGAACTGGTCGTGGACCATACCCCACTAATAAAAAATATATAGGTGGCAGTCCGATTGCTACTTATAGTGAAATTTACAATCCGTTTGAACAACCTTATCACAAAGAGTCAGGACATACAATTGGTGAACCTGATACGAGTCGATTAGGACGGGGCAAGGATTCTGAAACTCACGGTATGTTGATTCGCAGAAGAAATATGCGTAGAACTAAAATTCCTACTGCCACTAGACCATTTCTGAGTACCGTTCAACAGAATGCTAAAAAAGATGAGGTTCAAACTTGGAATGAGCCACACCCTAAAGGATTGCCCAAGAACGCAAGTCCTTACACTTCTGCAAAGTATCCTCTGAACCATGTGTATGAAAGTGAATCTGGACATCTTACAGAAATTGATGATACAATTGGTGGTGAACGTTTATTCAGACAGCACAGAATGGGTACGTTTGAAGAGATTCATCCAGACGGTACCAAAGTAGTTAAGGTGATTGGAGACAATTATGAAATCATTGTCAATGATTCTAACGTGCTTATATCTGGTTCAGTCAATCTGACGGTGATGGGCGATGTAAAGCATCTTATTAAAGGTGATTACGTTCTCGAAGTAGAGGGAGATATGACCACCAAGGTGCACAAGAATCAACGAACTAAAATTGGTGCTGGTGATGGTGGTGGTAATCGTGAGGAAGAGATACGAGGCAATTTGGCTGTTAACGTAAAAGATAACTCGACGTTTCTGTATGGTAATCCAGACTATGCGTCTGGTGACATCTCAACAATCGTTCACGGTAATGTAGACAATGAAATAAATGGCAGACTTGATAATTTTGTGGTGGGTGGAGTATCTACAATTACTCTCAATAGTTGGTCTCTGACAGCAAAAAATAATTTTAGTGCACAGGCGTTGACTGGTATTGTATCAATGATGGCTGGTGACGAACTGAGCATGAAATCACTAAATGCAATGCAAATAAAATCTGAAACATCATATATAACGGAAACGGCAGGAACATCTATAACAGAAACGGCAGGAACTACCTTAGATTCTAGAGCAGGAACGGTATACACAATCAAGTCTGGTTTCACCGTTACCGACGCTGCACCTGGCTTTACGCACTCACCAGACTCTACTAACAAGGTTGATATCAACTAGGGGTGTTTATGGCTGAATTTAAATTTGTAGTTAACGGAGAGTTAGTTACAGTCAATAGGTATGAAGATATACCAGAAGAGTTTGAACATGTAATTAAATTTTTACCGGATGTTCCAGAGCCAGAGGGCGAGGATGGAAATCACACAGATGAGCAACACGCAGAGATGGCAAGATGGAACGGTAGATTACAAGCATTAATGGAGAAAGAACGTGCCAGCAGCAACTAGAATTGGAGACGCAGATGTAGCACATTGCTCTGGTATGACCAGAGCAGAAGGTTCGGCAAATGTGTTTGTGAATGGTATCAAGTGGAGTTGTGAAGGAGATAACAATACATCTCACTTACTACCTACCGACACTCCTTGTCCATCACATGCAGCACCTATAGCAACTGGTTCTACTACTGTATTTGTGAATAGTGATGGTGCTGGTAGAATTGGTGATTCAATATCAGGGTGTACTTCTGTTGCTGCTGGAAGTGAAAATGTATTTGCTGGACCCTAATTGTAAAAAGGAAAATAATAAATGTTAGATACTTCAAACTTGCTACCAGCGGGTATTATTCCCGATTCATTAGGAAACGTGAAGCGACAAGCTGGCAAACTTAGGGGTCTTGTGGATACAAATATTGCAGATATTGATGTAGACCCATCTGCTTTAAAAGATCTTCTGGGTTCAGAATTGAACATATTGGATACAGACTTCAGGTCAATGATTCCAGAGATTCCTTCACTACCAAGTTTAAACTTTCAATCTGAGTTACAATCATTGATGTCATTGGGAGCAAATACACCAGCTGGTATAGGAAAGTTGGCTTCTCTTAAAGACAAGTTTGGTGGTTCATTGACATCAGGAGGATTTGATTTAGACAGTATTGTGTCGGGCGGAACTGGCGATATGGGAAACATGATTGGTGACATAGTAGGGAAAATTCCTGGCTTCGAATTACCAACTGGTGGTGCAACTGAATTGCTTCAGTCAGGAAAATTGCAAGGTCTTTTGGATGCTGCATCGAATGCTGGCCTTGGTTCTCTTACAGAAAATCTTAATCCCATATCTGATTTGATTCCAAATTTTGAATTGCCAGCTGGTGCACTCGAAGCAATTCGAAAGGCACCGTTTGCGAAACAACCAGTGATTGCAGCTATTAAAGAAGCAATTTCTGAACTTGACATTAATGACAGTCCAATGAATGCAATTACAGGTCAGGTTGGTGATGTTGTGGCTGCGGCAGTTGAAAAAATAGTAAGAGATGGTGCATACACATTTCCAAATCCTGAAATTCCTATTATTTTTCCAGACAAACTTAATGACTTGTCTGGGCAATTAGCAGGTATAACAGAAAATTTGGAACTCAATCTTGGCAGTAGGATCACCGAGCTCGGTGGAGGTCCAGCTGGATTAAACGTTTCATCTGATGATTTCTCTGCTATCAAAGACCAACTTACTAAAATTAAAAGTCAAGTGTTACCGTCAACTGATAATTTGCCGGTAGAATCTGGTCCAATGTTAGCTAATTTGGAAGGAGCACTGGGTGATCTGAAAACACAACTTGGAAATACTAAAGGCATTTCTTCTAACCAAACAACAAGTTTTATTAGTGGATTTGACGGTATTAAAGATAGTTTTCCTAAACCAACAGAAATTGTGCAGGAGAGCGCATCAGGTAAACCAATAGTGTCAGAGACAACACCAGAGAAAAAATATAGTCAGGGCGAATTAGATGCATTAGGCATGACGGCAGAACACATAAAAATACTAAAATTCTTGCGACACGTAAATAGAGTTCCCGAAAGGAAGCGCCATCCAGAGACAGGTGAAATGGTACCTGCGGCATGGGTATGGCGAGATGGCGCTGCGATTCCTCTTATTCCATTTGGACCCGATTCCGAAGTAGAGACTGGTGATATGGTTCTGTCCAATGGAAGGACTGGTCATCTTATTATTGTTATTTAATGTTGAACGGTAATATAACATGACATAGAAGATGATTTAGGTATTCATTATAAATAATATGAACCACGGAGCATTTAATTGGCAACCCAAGAAAGAACAGGAAGTTGGAAACAAAGAGGCGCTCTGAGAGATGCCGAAAGTACCAATGAATCCTTTTTAAACGCAAGAGCATACAGTGATTTAGATTTGTTTTTCTCTAAGAATCGTTCTAAGGATGTCAACAAATTAATTGATGTTCAGGCAGTCAAACGTTCTGTTCGTAATCTTGTGCTTACCAATTTCTATGAAAAACCATTTCATCCAGAGATTGGTTCTGGTGTTAGAGGAATGTTGTTTGAACTTGCAACACCTTTGACAGCAATTGCATTGTCTCAGGCAATTGAGGATGTCATCAACAACTATGAACCAAGAGCTATAATTAACTTTGTCAACGTTAATCTATCAGACAGAAATTCATATGATGTAACCATTAATTTTGCTGTAAACAATGCTCCAACAGAACTGGTTGAGTTATCATTTATTTTGGAGAGTCTACGATAATGGCCAACAATAAAAAATTAAACATCACAGGTTTCGATTTTGACACTGTAAAAGACAACTTCAAAGTCTTTCTACGAAACCAGAAAGAGTTTCTTGATTATGACTTTGAAGGTTCTGGTATGAGTGCTCTATTAGATGTCCTTGCATACAACACTCATTATCTTGGTTTCCATGCTAATATGTTGGCAAATGAAATGTTCATCGACAGTGCTGCTCTACGGTCAAGTGTAGTGTCGCATGCGAAAACATTAGGATATGAAACTCGATCAGTGAATGCTCCAAAAGCA